CGTCGCCCGCACCCCAGCAGCCACAAACATGCCGGCGACCTCCTGCAGCACGCTGGTGACACTCACGCGATCACCGGCGCGTGATGACGCCCCAACCCCAGGAACAGCTGCGCTTCATAGGACAGGCTCGATGGGGGCGGCCCGAACTCGCTGTACTGCGGGAGGTTCTCGCCGCTGGTCAGCCCACGCCTTCGATACATCTCGGTCACCAGCTGCACCGCACCGAATGTGACCATCGGGTCGACGCTGTTGGGCTGGCCCAGGCCCACCTGGAACGCCGGGCTCAGCGGCTGGGCGAACGGGCCCGCCGGGCCACCCGCCCGGTTCGGCACCGGCAGGTCACACCTGAACCGGCGAATCATCGCGTTGCCGGCGCGGACGCACAGATCCAGCCAGTCCCGGTCGTCCGCGGTCAGCGGCAGGCTGCCCATCGCCTGCTCCACCTCCTCGCGGATCACCCACCAGTGGGTCTCCTCCGCTGTCAGCTGCCGGCCCATCGCCTGCCTCACTCTCCCACTGCCGTGGCGGTCACTGCGGGGGCATCGGACCCGTCCACCGGCGGGGCCGGTGGGGGCGGCGCTGTCACGCTGCCCCCACCGCCCAGGAACGCCCGCGAGTGATGATCACTGAACGGGCCCATCGGGTTGACGGTGCCACCAGCCGACCCCCCTCCTAAGGGGTGAACGTCACCTTGCGGACCGCGGACTGGTCGACCAGCCCGAACACGCCGAACACCTCACCGAGCGTGGTGAGGATGTTGTGCCGGAAGTCGGACGTCACCGCGCCGCCGGTGCCGTCGCTGATGTCCGAGTCCGTCGTGTAGATCTCGAGGCCCATGTTGTGGAACCAGATGACGGCTTCGCTGATGTCGCCCACGTACGCGGTGCCGGACGGCACCCCGGCGACCGGCACGATCGGGTAGCCCCACATGCCGCCCTGCACCTGCGCGACACCGAGGGGCTTGCTCAGCATTTGGGTGTCGAAAGCGGCGTGGTCGTTGGGGTTGACGATGATCGCGGTCGGCATCACACCGTGGGCCTCGAGGTCGGCGATCGCCGCGCGGACCACCTCCGCGAGGGGCTTGCCAGCCGCTCCAGTGACCGTCGCCGTCGCGGTCGCCAGCGCGGCCAGCGCCTCCTCCGCAAGCTTCGTGTCGATGGCCTGCCTGAGCTTCTGGTCGATGAGGTCCCGAAGCGCCGGAATCGTGCGCACAGCGTTCCTCGAATACTTGCACCATCCGGCCACGGGCGACAGCGTGAGAGGCACGACCGTGGTGCTGCACACGATCGGCGGCTTCGCAGCGCCCTCCGCGACACGGTCGGCACCCGACGCGACCGACGTCATCACCCAATCGATCGACGTGGCCCCGCCCACCTCGATGCGCCCCACGAAATCCAACAGAGGGTTCTTCGGCACACGGATCGGGCCGTAGTACTTGGCCGGGGCGCGGACCAGGTCAGAGCCTGGCTTGGTGGTGGTGAGCAGCGGGTCCGGGCCGACGGCCCGGTACTGCGGGATCCGCAGCGTCTGCGACGTGCCCCGCCCGGAGTAGGCGCGGAACTCGTCCGACTGGGTCCAGATCTCGCCGATGGTGCGCTGTTCCTCGCGGATCACGGCGGGCGCGGCGACCGGCGGGCCGGACGTGAACCGGGACAGGTCGATCGCGTTCGCGCGGCGCGTTTCGAAATCTGCGATGCGGCGGATCTGCTCATCCAGTTCGCTGACCCGCTGCCCGGCCAGCTCGACGGCCTCCAGCTCCGTGGCCACCAGATCCCGCGACTCGGTCTCCGCGGCGGCGAGGAGCTCCGAGATGAAGTCCTCCTTCGACTGCCGCTCCGCGGACAGCCGGTCCAGTGTGGCGTTGCCCATCGTGGGCACCCCTTCCAGGTCGGGCGCCCGCGATCCGAGCGCCGCTGACTACGGCTCTCGGGTCTGGGATGCCCGCCGGGACGTCCGGCACGGGGACACCTGCATACCGAGGGGGCTGCCGGGACGTCCGGTATGCACCTGCGGGCAGGCTATCTGCCCCGCCTGACATGGGCAAGCACATGCCGCGCCACATCGAGGCGTGGCGTGCCGGGCACCACCTGCTCGGGGACCTCGAGGTGCCGCAGCGCCAGGATCTTCGCGTCCTCCACCGCCGGGGTCACCACCAGCGCCACGTGCAGCAGCCGCGCCTCCCGCCGCGTCACATGCCACACGTCATCCCGCAGCTCCCAGACGTTGTGATCGTCGCCCTTCCCGGGCAGGAAACCGACCGACACGCCGCCGTACAGGTCGTCGTCGAGCCGGGCGAGCGCGTCACGCGCCGCAGGTGTGGTCCCAAACTGGAACGTCACCCCCAACTCGGTGTCCCCGTCGCGCCAGCCGACCGGGGTGGCGACCGCCTCCGCGCCATCGTGGCCGTCCAGCAGCTTCACCGAGTCGCCGTGCCGCGTCAGCGTGTGCCGGAAAACCCCACGCGCCATGGTCTCCACAAACGGGCCCACATCCCGGGGCGTGTCATACACGGTCACGGTCGCGTCGAGCTGCCGGCGCGACGGTGACACGTCACGCAGCTGCCACGCCCACACGTCCGCGCTGCTCGGACCCGCCCGCCTCACACCATCCATCACTGCTCTCCTCCTCCCGCCGCAACCGACACGTCCCTGAACCTTGGGTCCGGCCCATCCCAGCGGGTCAGCCCGATCTGCTGCCGGGCCTCGGCCGCCGTGATCACCCCGGCCTGCACAAGCTGGGTGACCGGGCCAGCGTTCACATCCAGCGCGGGGCTGATGAACGTGGGCCACACGATTGAGCAATCCGTGCCGAACGGCATCAGCGACGACAGCAGCTCGACCAACTTCTGCCCCCACCCGCCCGACGTGAGCAGCACCAACTCCGCCCGCCGCCCCGAGTCGTTCTGATAGGTGAGCCCGGACGCGCCCTGGTCGAGCCAGATCGCCGACATGCCGAAAGCGTGCGCCACATCAGCCCGGTTCAACGCGGCCAGCGCGGCGGCGTCCCCATCAACCGGGTTGACCGAGATCGGGGTGTAGGACACAGTTGATCCGAGCACGGCGACCTGCCGCTCACCGCTGCCGTGGGCCTGCATCCAGCGGCGCTTCAGCAGCTCGGCTTCGTTGATCTCCTGCCCCGGATGGTCCGGGTCCGGAATGCACGCCCCAAAGTTGGGGGTCGACACGGACAGATACCCGCTCGGGATCCCGCTGTGGTAGAAGTTCTCGACGTAGCGGCCCAGCCGCGCGCCGATGCGGAACGTCAGCCAATGCCGCGCCAGTACACCCTGCGGCCAGCCGTCGTGATTCGGGGCCATCCCATGCAGCACCGCCACCCGGTACGGCACACCGGCCATCGTGAACCGCCCATCGAAATCTGTGGCGAACGGGCTGTCGGTCAGGGTGCCCAGCTCGACCACACCCGACGGCAGCGCGCGGAAACCGAAGGGGTTCAGCAGCTGCAGGCTGCCGGGCAGCGGGCTGCGGTCCTCCGCCTCCGCGAACACGAACCCGCCCTGGCCCCACAGGATCGCGTCGGCCAGCACCGTCGACCAGAAACCGTGCGCGGTGAGCCGGCGACCCAGCGGCGCTTCCGGCCCGATCGGTCCGGGTGACCCGCCGAGCAGCATCGGGTCCGACACCCACAGCGGGGGTCGCAGCACATCACCGCGCCTGTCCCGCCACACCCACATGGTCGCCACCACCGACTCGACGATGATCGACAGGCAGCGGGTCACCGCCGGCAGCAGCCACCCATCCCCCGCAGCCCCGCCGTTCGGGTGCCGCGACGGCACGGTCAGCGGCGACCCCACCGTCGACCCGCGCGGACCCCACCCCGGGCCCGCCGGACCGATCGGCCCGAACCCGCCGTCCGCACCCCACACCCCCACCGCCGACATTCCCGGGCCGGCGTACCACGGCTGGTCGGACCCCACCCACCAGCCCCCGGGCCGCCCCGCGGCCACCTCACCCGCCTCCCACGCCACCGGCGGGAACCGCTGCAAATACCCGTTCGGTGTGTTCACGCGGGCGTTGTTGTCGGGGGTGCGGGCGTAGAAATCTCGGCGCTGCTCGCGCACACGCCGGGGCACACTGCTCATGGCATCACCAGATCCTCGGTCGCTCCGCGCTGGGAATCCTCTTGCGGTGGGTCCACCAGGCGATCGCGGCGGCGACCAGCGAGGAGTTCGGCGCCGAGTCGCGGGTCCGTTCGAACACCCAACCGCCGTCACGGTCGTATTTGGGGATGGCGTCCATCACCGCAGCCGCGAGAGACCCGGACGCGTCCACCTCCACCGCCTGCTCAGCCAGCGCCGCCGCGAACCCCTGGCAGGTCGACGCGTACTCCGGCCACGTCAGCTGCCGGACCGCATCATCCCGTGTCGACGCGTGCATACGCTCATCGGCCAAAAGCCGGTCGTACGCCTCGCGCACATCCCGCGCCGGGCGCATCCGCACCGCCCACGCCGCACCCCGCAGGTCCGCCACCCGGCCGATGATCTCCGGCATCCGCCGTAGCACCAGCGCCGAGTTCGGGGCGTGCTGCACCACCGCCACACGATCCACCCCATCATCGTCACGCCACGCGCACGCCACACTCGCCGCCGACCGGTCAAACTCGATATCCAGCGCGAACGACACCAGGGCCCCCGCGGGTGGGTGGTGAATCCGCGACGCCAGACACGCCTTGAAATGCTCCAGGCGGATCGCCTTCGCCGCCGACGTCAGCACAGGCCACAACCCCAGCCGCTCCCTGGCGAACGAACGCGGGCTGTGACGGCTGGTCTCCCACTCCTGCGCCACCCGCTCCACACGAAGCGCGAACCCGATCCCAGGATTCGCGCGCAGCCACTCCCGCCGGTCACCCGGGTCCGCCTGCGGATCGGCGCACCACTCGTGGAACCCCGCATGAATCGACCCGCCCTGGTGCCCGGCCCGCCGACGCTCGAGCAGAAGCCCCGACGACTGATCCCCCGCCGACGACAGGAACAGGGTGCTCGGATTCCGCGACGCCGCCTGGGTGAACGAGAACGCCTCCAGCGTGTCCTGCTCGAGGAGGAACGCCTCATCGAAGATCAGCACATCCACCTTCGACAAGCCACGCGGCCCATGCCGCGTGCGCGCCTTGAACCGGATCGTGCCCCGCCCATCGCTGGTGCTGATCCTTTCGTTACCATTCGAAAGGCTCACCACCAGCGCCGGCATCAGCAAATCCGACGACATGATGATCTTCCGAATGTCGTCCATCAGCGCCTTCGTCACGCTGAAATTGTGGGTGGTGAAAACAATTTGCCGTTCCCGCAGCACCAGCAAACCGAAGAGCATCCGCAGGATCGCCAGATGCGTCTTCCCGTTCTGCCGCGGAACGATCAACGTCCATTCCGTCGTCGCCCACCGGCCCGCCGCATCACAGCCCAGCCAATCGCCCAGCACCAGCAGCTGCCACGGCGCCAGAGGCGGCAGCCCGATCATGTCATTGAACTCGACCGCGGCATCCAGCAGATCCCGGTCGGCGTCAGGCACAGGCACCCACGAATACGCCGGCACCTGCACGCCGACGTCCCATTGGTCCGCCGGCAGACTCATCGCCTCGCCTTGCGCCGCGCCAGCTCGTCGAACGGAGACTCCTGCACCGCGACCGCCAGCCGGCTGCGGCTCCGCGGAGTCAACCCCAGCGCATCCATCGCCTGCGACACCTGCTCATCCAACGCCCGCAGCCCGGCCCGCTCCCGCCAATCCATCGCCTGCAGCACCCGGTCCCGCAGCACCACCCGCTCATCGAGCGTCTCGCACAGCACCAGCACCGCCTGCAGATCCGACTCCGGGTCCAGCCACGACGCCGACACCCACACCGACTCCCACATCCCAGCGCCCACCACACCCAAAGGCCTGGGGGCCTCGGGCACACCCACCCCCATCACCATCGCACCTCCGGCCGGAACCGTGTCCGGTTCCCCCGCCGGCTGTTGCACCGCAGGTGCGCCGGCCGCAGATTGTCCACATCCCACGTCAGCTCGGGCCGCACCGACCTGGGCACCACATGGTCCAGCGTGTCCGCGCCCGCCATCCCGCACAGGTGGCACACGTCGTCGTCCGCGAGGATCTCAGCCCGCAGCTTCGTCACCGCCCTGCCTGTCCACCGCTTCATAGGTGCAGGGTAACGCTGCCATGGCGGGGGTGACAGTAGCCGCTGCTGGCGGGTTCCGGGTGGATGCGGGTCCTATTCAGTTGGTTTCGGGTCGCGGTCGGGCATTCGGCGACCGTCCCTGGGGGGGGACGGCACA